GCACCACTTGTCTAGTCGACGATTATTCTTTAACAGCCACCTGGTATAGTTTGCAAGATTGACACAGTGTATGCTATGACAATGTCTGCCGAATCGTACAAACGCAGTATAGTATGAACTATCAACAAAATCTTTATAGGTTTTGGTGCCAGAATTTGGCATGGTATTGTAAAATATCAAATAGGCCTGTAGTCCCCACTGTACACCAATTTCTGACTCCTGTTGGAATCTGCGTTTACGCTCGCAGGCATGATGTACTAGTGTGGATTCTTTGGTGAACTCTCGATTACAATACTGACATTTATAGGTCATCTTTGATTTGCCTATCGTCCCATCCTAGGTTTTTAGCATGTTCGACTATGTCTTTGGCATCGTTGACCTTACACAGCAGTTCTATCTCATCTTTGTTACACAATGGAAATTCCTGTGCAAACATCTGGCTGCCTTTTAATTTGCTTTCACGGCTTTTGGCTTTGATCCAGTAATGTTTATATGTACCTAGCCCAGGGCTAACGGTAGTACATAGTAACCATTGTAACTTTTTATGACGTCCTAAGCTAAAAAAGTCTATGTTTACTCTTTCATTGGTAGCTCGCAGATAATACTCGGCCAAGTCTGGATCAGCATCAATATTAGCACCCCACTTTAACATCAAGTAAGGACTGAATTTCTTTAATTCATCTGTGCTTAAACTATCGTAGAAGTCACGATCCTTTTTGTCAAAGCAACGCATTTCATTATGTATACTAAGTTTGTCGCTCATTACCATGCTTTCCCAAAATCTACTACTTCACTGACACGACTAATTTCTTTTACAAAAAATGCACACAGCGGAGTTTCTACATCTGAGTCTAAAGGAACTGCTAACATCTGCCCCGGCTTGAGTTTAGGAAAATACCACTTAACGTCCTGATAGATATCAACAATTTCAACTTGATGAAATTCAGGTCTGTAACTGGTAATGGGATTAAAACAAAAAGCAGAAAATCCACGATCGTTTATACTGGTCAAAGGCACAACTTCCAAATCGCCCATGTCGATTTCACCGATTAAGAGTTGCCAATCCACTGGCATTTTTACTGTGTTTTGACCTATTCGCAGCACCAAAGCTGGTGAATTAAAACTTTCTAAAAAGATCAGGGGTATGAAAAAATAGTCCGGAGTTTTAGGGTCGGAATTATCCAACACACAAAAACGAAGGTCTTCAACCTCTTCTGGGATTTCATTAAGGTCGTAACTACGATTAGTATCTAGGTTTAGTATTCTTGACATATTATATATTATAGATAATCGGTGCGTTCAAGGTCAAATGGATAATTTGCCCCTCGATAAAAATTCTTACGCTGTGTTAGGTGCCGTTTGGCAAACTTGCAGGAACTAGTTACGTCCCAGATTTGGACGAAGTCTTTGTCTGACGCTTTTCTAATGCCGCGCCCAATGCTTTGTATAACACGTACAAAACTCTTGCCAGGCTCAATAAGCACAAGATTAAAAATCCTAGGAATATTGATGCCAACTGCCGCCACACCGTAGGTTGCTGCGATGACTTTATCCGATGCCGTTGCCACTTCGTCATATTCTTCCTGCCTATCAGTGCCTTTGGTAGCACCACTAACAAATACTGCGTCACGTATGCGTTCAACTAAAGCACGACCTGCTGCTACTCGGTCAATTAAGATCAAGGTATTGCCAGACTCGCGTATGCGCTCGATCATGCTGGCAATATAGTCTAGTCGCTGTTGGTTTTCTAATAGATATTTCAACTCGCTTTGGTAGTTATTAAATTCTTTATGATCAAGTAACTGTATGATATTCACATGACACTGTGCTAGTACTCCTCGATCCTGTAGCTCGCTAGCACTAAGTTGACCTATTACCGGTCCCAGAGTACACAGTAACGCTAATCGATTGTAGTCCTCCTTGGGCACTGTACCAGTTAGCCCCCAACGTATAGGCACGTGACTCATTACGCCAGTCAATAGTGTCTTGAGTGCATCGGCTTTGGCCATGTGTACTTCATCCACAATTACACAAACCACATCTTCTAAGAACTCTTGTATGGTTATGTCACCGGCATGAGCTTGTGTGTTTTTTAATAATACGTTTAGGCTTTGCCATGTGCAAATAGTATGTTGATGTCCTGGCTCTTTACGATCACCAAAGTATACCCCAACATCGAGACCTAAGTTACGATAGTCGCGTTCGGTTTGTGTGACCAAACTCTTATTAGGTACTACTATTATACTTCGACCATGTCTCTGCACACTATGGCTTAATGCCGCAGTCATAATAGTTTTGCCTGCACCGGTGGCCACTTCCTGTATACACTGTGGATTGTCTAAAAACCTGTTTATGATATCAAGTTGATAATCACGCAACTGTATAGCTTTACCTGAATCAGGATGACCTTCTGGCCACTTATGCTGTTCAAAACTATTTTCAGTAATTCGCTCAAATTCGAATTTAGTGCTATAGTTGCGTATATCCTCTATGTCAATGTCGTAACCATGTTCTTCTAATACAGGAATAATTTCTGGCAACAGATTGATATAGGTGGCCCCGGCCAAGCTAAAATAGCTGACTTTACCATCCCACCGGCCTAGTCGAACCGCTGGCAAGTAGCGCGATCCTGGAATTTCAAATTTGAATTTGTTGGTCAATAATCGTCTAGTGTTGACATCTAGATCTGTGATCTTGACATTGACTTCATCACGTATCTGTAGTTGGCATTGAGGCATTGTCTAGTATTCGCTGTGAGTAGTAAATAATTTTCTGCGCTGATTGTAGCATTTGTTGTCGGCGACTTCCTATCATTAAGGTGTGACTGGTAACCAGCAAAGGTAAATTTATCTGTGCTAATTTCCAATGGTTAAAATATACTACAGGTTGGTTATGGTGTGCTGCGGTTGGCATACTTTTTAAATCTAAAATTTGATCCGGCAACCAGCATCTATCTAAGGCTTGGCGCAGTTGACTGGAACCAGACTCGTATACATAGATAGGGTACCTATTAGTCATTGCTGCATATTTTTGCACCGCAGTAAGATCTAGCTCTGCACCGATATCATATTGTAAATTGATATCGCGTCCTAACAACATCTCAAGATGTGCGAGATCAAGTTCTTCAGGCAAATGGTTATATACTGTGTCATCTACTGTATACCCACAGATGCCGGCCAGATCAATTAGCCTGGCAAGATTGCTAATACCAAACCCACCATTGCTATTGATATAATCATAAAGACTATCGGCGGCATTTGTAATTTCAAAATCTGTACCATTGTACCTTAATTGTATGGCATAGTCCTCTTGACTGAGCATACTTTCAAGACATTGATTAAATGCAGGACCAAAGCTAAAATTATATTTAGCACCAAACTCTTTAGCCCAAATAAGCCTGGGTTCTATTAGACTAGCTAACCAGCAGCGTTTATCTTTATCAAATAATAGTTTTCCCGGCAACTCGGATACCGCAGCCCTGACATGGCCGATTAGTTCTTGGTTATACGGAAAGCGTATTTCTATATCCCCGTCGACCACATCAATGTGTAGACTACGATCTATAGTACGTATAGGAAATCTAAACTTAGGTTCAGATTGATGATCTATTGAGTATCCAGCCGCGGCCCACTGCTTTCTATACTTGATAACAATCTTATGAGCTAGTACAGCCTGCTTATCGGTAAATCCTTGCTGTCTTTGTATTTGCTCACCCATGCTATTCACAATGGGTTCATCATACCTTGCCAACTTAATAACTGGATCCTTGGGTGGCCAAGTCAATACATGATCAGCCATAAGGTCTATGTAATCTTCAATGTAAGGTAGTTTCTTCATTGTGCTATTATAACTATATATCTTGCAAAAGTCAAAAAAAAGTGCCCCCAAGGGCACCAAAATAGCGAGGGCTTATTGCAAATCGGATTAGGTGCGGCGTTGAATTTCTTCGCGTAGAATATGTTCTACCATTTGATTGAAAGTAATATCTCTGTCATGTGCTAATTTAGCGATCTTGGCAAAGTCCTCGTCGGAAATATCAATGGGCATGGTCACACGCTCGTCGTAATCCCTGCCATCCCTAATGGCTTCGGCTTTGGCAATAAAGTCTTCTAAGACTTCTAAGTCAACAAAGTCAACATCATCCCAGGCTTGATTTCTTTCGTTGCCACTGTTGGCAACTGCTGACTTCATGTAAGCATCACGAGCACCGGTGTTGGGATTGAACCAACGATACGCACGATTGCCAGCATAATCGCACACTTCTAGTACTTCAACTATCATGCCGTCTAAGCGTACAATGGTGCTGATACTAAACCCATCATGGTCTTCATTCCAATAACTGAAACTGTGTGCGTTCTCACCAAAGCAAGGCCATATAAAGTGGCTGACTTCGGTAAGTCTATGTTGGGTCAATTCACAAAATCTAGCAAAATTCATTTCAACTCCTAAGCAATAATTAAACCAAGTTCAGCCATGGAATATGTACTGACTTCCTGACCACGCTGTAATTCTAACACAACCGACTGCCCTTGAGCAAGTTGTTCGAGTTGGGCCATGGCATCTTTCAAGCCGCAACCAGTAAGGCGTCGTATTTCCCGCACACACCCAAC